TCTATATCCTTATAAGTATTGATCTAATGTCACGAAAGATACTCTCATCATACCGAGCTGTCAACAACAATCGCGCCCAAATAAAAAAGATTACCAACACAACCATCATGACATCTAAAGCATAGAGGGAGATACAGTAGCCTAACTCAGTATCTAGGCTGCCTCAGTCCTTAGGCTGCCTCACTTAGAGGTTGCCTCCATATGGATATGTGTAGTCCTAACGCACACGACAGTTCAAACCAAACCAACGAGACTGAGAAGCGTTCCGGTTTAACCCGAACTAACGAGGAAGCCTAGGGGAAGCCCCACGGGGGCTCAGAGGCTGCCTCTAAGGCTCACCGCAGCCTCTAGGGGCACGCGGGCAGGCAAGGGGCTGCCTCATGCGCATAAAGGCTCACGCGAGGGGGGGCACCCCCTTTGAATTTTTACGTACGTATATATATTGTCCCCATACAGCGGAGGGGAAGCCTAAGGAAATAACCACATGTTGAAACCCCATGAAATACCTAAGAAACTGGGCTCTGAGAGGCTATTTAATATGGTCAATCTCAGTAGATTGCATAGCAATAGGAGCTATTATATGGATACTACTACCCATGGCTAGTGGGCTTCTTGATGAACCTTTAAGGAAACCTACGGATATGGTTCGACCGAGGCCTGAAATTCATCCCACCCTGATGGAGAAGCCTACTCAACGATCATTAATGGATGGACCGCTACAGATACAACAGCCCACTGTATTGCAAATACTAGACCCGTCCACCATGAAAGAACCCGTAGGGAAGGGATCTCATTCGTCTATTTTCACTAGGAATGGGGAGTATGTATCAGGCCCCTTCTACACAGAAGAGGAAGCCAAAGAGGTAAAGAACTTCCTATATGGAAGCCTGGGAGATTCCCCCGTGCCTGAATATCAGAAATTGGGGAAGGATCTAAACTATCGAAAAACAACTATTGAAGGCCGGAAGGCTCCAAGAATAATCGAACCAGGGGTTGAGGAAACACCTCTGAAAGAGCGAATTAAGGAGGCTTTAAGGGACATCATAGGAGGTACTGCTGAAGGGCTTTTAGGCTTGATCCCTGCCGCTGAAGCTGCGGATAATCCGTTACCTTATGTTGATGGCTATACCCCAGATACATTCCTTGATAACTGGCAAAAGTATTATTGGGCGGGAGAAGGGGTTGGTCAACCTCCTAAAGAACCGGAGTGGTTAAAGGCTCAAAAAAAGAAGATACTTCAGGGTACTGTTTTTCCATCTGATGTCAGCGCCTTGGTATCAGGTGCAATAGATAAAGCAGTAGATATATTTGGTGGGGATATCGGCAAGGACAAACCGAGGAGATATTCAGCCGACAGGCTGCGTAATGACTTAGTAAACACTGGATGGATTGAAAGCGATTATGTGCATTTAGATGCGCAGCCTACTCGTAAAGATCCTAACCCCTCTGATAGCGGTTACTGGCAGATGCAGCCTTTGACAGCATACGATCTACTCAGATCCGCTAAAGCACACTTTTATGATCCCAATCCCAAAAAGACCACTAAATTTGAACAAAACTTTGGAAGTTATCACGACCTATTAAAGCTATCAGTAGACGATTTAAAGAAGAAGCTACGAGATAAGGACGAACAAGATTTTGCAGCAGCACTAGCTGCCGTAAAGATAATAACTACATTTGACTACTAGGACAAGACTATGGCTAACGGACTACCAATGATGGACCCAATGATGGCAGGAAATGCAGGAATCGAGAGGATGCCTCCTGCTGACTCTATGGGGGGTTTGCCTCCTATAGCAAACCAAGAGGATGAGGTAGCCCAGCTACTTTTCTTGCGAGATCAGATAGATCAAAGAATCGCTGAGATTACTGGAGGGGCAGGCGCTCCTATGCCAGCTCCCCAACCGATGGGACAGCCTGGGCCGGTGGCACAACCTGGGCCAATGGCACAACCTGGATTGCTCGGGGCAGGCCCGTATTAGGAGTATATCATGGCAAGGACTGAAGATGAAGTAGATAAGATGGTGCAGGCATACGCGATAAATAGATGGGGGGTTACCCCTGGACAGGAAGGACCTGGGGGCATGCCATCTACAGCTGGGTACATACCACCTACCCCTATTCGCCTGCCAGAAACAGGGGGTGGACACAGAGATGCTACTCGGTCTTCTGGATTGCTTGGGGGTCATCATGGAACCATAGATCCGAATATACAACGGGCTAATGAAGCATTTGCTGGAATACCAAGAATAAATAGTTCCACTGGACCTGGACAACCGGGACCAGGCGGTATCTCCAGTTTGGGCGCATACAGGGCAAAAGCTAGAGAGCTACTGAGAAGGCGAGATGAGTCAGCATACACAATGCACTCAAGGAGAGACTGGTGAGAACAGAAAAACAAGAAGCCTTCATTGAAGCCTATTGTTTAACAGGCAACGCCTCCAAAGCAGCAGAGATGGCAGGCTATTCTGAGAAAGCCTCTAAACAGAAAGGATACGCCCTTAAAAAGCAATTCTCCCATGAGATCACCGAAAAGACGAGAGAAATGCTCTCTGATGGAGTCCCTGGTGTCTTAGCAAAGCTCCACGAGTTAGTGGATAACGCCACCTCTGAAGCCGTCAAATTAGGGGCTATTAAAGACTACCTGGATAGAGCAGGGTTAAAACCTGTCGATAAAGTGGAGCAGCAAGTCTCCCACGTCGAGAGTGCCTCCCTTGATGAGCTAAGGCGGGAACTTGAGGCTTTAACAGGATCTTCTGAACCTGATGAGGTTCCTGCTAGGCTGAACTGATGCCCATTCAACGGTGTGCGTTAAAGGGCGGTAAAAAAGGATGGAAATACGGAAAATCAGGAAAATGCTATGCAACTAGAGCAGGTGCAGAGAGGCAGGCCAAAGCAATCCATGCGAGTGGCTACAAGGAGCGAACTAGAGCAAGCAGTAGAAATCGCTAGGGAGATAAGAATACGTGAGCGCTTCAACAAGCTCGATTTCTATGACCCCTACCCTTACCAGTTAAATTTCCATAAAACAGGCTCAGAGGCCAACCAGAGGCTTCTGATGGCAGCTAACCGCATAGGAAAGAGTTATTGTGGAGCAGCCGAACTCGCCTACCATACCACAGGGTTATACCCATCTTGGTGGCAGGGCAGGAGATATACACAGCCAATTATTGCATGGGCTGGGGGTGTATCAAACGAAACAACTCGCGATATTGTACAGTACGAATTATTGGGTTCTCCCGATGATCCAGAGGCTTTCGGCTCAGGTGCAATACCTAAAAAACTCATAATAAAGACAGAACGAAAGCCCGGTGTCCCTAACGCCAAAAGCGTAGCTTTAATAAAGCACGTAAGTGGGGGGAACTCTTCTTTATTCTTTAAAGCCTACGAGATGGGTGTAGAGAAATGGCAGGGGAGATCAGTAGACTGCATATGGCTAGACGAGGAACCAAGTAGGGAAATATACTCTCAAGCAGTTACTCGAACATTAGACCGTAGGGGTATGGTTTATATGACTTTTACGCCAGAGCAGGGGATGACTGAGACGGTTGCTTCCTTTATGAATAACCTCCAGTCAGGGCAGTCTCTAACTAACGCCACATGGGATGATGCCTCAGAAAGAATAAAGTCCCAACAGGGAGAAAGAGGCCACCTCTCAGAAGTTGTGATGGAACAGATTCTATCTTCTTATTCGCCCCATGAGAGGGAAATGAGAAAGAATGGTAGGCCCTCCATAGGATCAGGATTAGTATTTCCACTGGGTGAAGAGAAGGTAATGGTTGACCCACTGGAAATAAAATCCCACTGGCCTAGAATCGCGGCCATAGACTTTGGCTGGGATCACCCTACAGCCGTAGTCTGGTGTGCAGTAGACAGGGATGAAGATACATTTTACATATATGATTGCTACAGAGCTTCTAAAGCCTCTCCAGCAGTCCATGCAGATAACATACGGCTAAGGCCGCATTTCATTCCCATAGCCTACCCGCATGACGGGAATAGACGAGATTCGATGGGAAACCCTGGATTAGCAGAACAGTATAGAAACTTAGGCTGTAACTTTCTATTACAGCATTTTACTAATCCACCCGCTTTAGGAAGTAACAAAGGGTCTAACTCTGTTGAGGAAGGCTTAATGGCTATGCTTCAATCTATAGAGGCAGGCAAATTTAAAGTATTCTCAACGCTCTCAGACTGGTTTGAAGAGTTTAGAATGTACCACAGGAAAGATAACAAGGTAGTCCCTTTAAGAGATGATCTTATGTCCGCAACAAGGTATGCCTTCCAATCACAAAGATTTGCAGTAGCGGGGGAAGATCCTGCTTGGACGCAAGACATAGAATATAGGAACTACGGAATAATCTAATGGCTGATACGATCACTGAAGAAGAT